CAGCACTCAGTGGTGAAGCCCAGCTGTCGAGCCTTCAGGATGATGTTGCGGGTATGCATCCCATCGAAGTATTCGATCTGCTCGTCAGTCATCCGGAAGCGGACTTTCTTGCCCTGCTTGTCGGTGATGAAGTACAGATTGTTCAACCGCCAACGCTTGTCCCGGAGCAGCTTCATGTGCTCGGGCTTCATGTCAGGCGTCCTTCGATAGTTCGTCCATCATCTTCGAGAGTTCGTCGGCGTCGTCCGTCTTCTCCTTCTCGTCCAGGCTGAATGCCTGACGCTCCAGAACTTGCAGGTTCTTCATTGCAGAGGAAAGCTGGAACAGGGTTTTGGAATTGCTGGGCAGCGCCACGGCGGCGAGCATCGAAGCGCGGCGCATTCCGTTGCTGTCTTCCGAGGTTTCATCCTCGATCGCATCTTCGATCTCCTCACGGCGCTGAATGGTGGTCATCAGATCATCCATCAGCAAGTTCGCAAGGATTGTCGCCTTGCGAATGTCGCGGCGATGACTGCGAACCACCCGGGCCCCTTCTTCTGCGGCCTCTTCGATGATCTCAGCGTCGAGTTCGCAGTTCGCGCCTTGGTCGTTGCGAACCTCCCCGCGAACCAGCTTGCTGCGAACCTCTTTGCGCACCTGGTCAGAAAGGTCTCTCGCCCACCCTTGTACCTTGGCTTTCTTCCTGATTGCGGTGTCGCTCACGCCTTGGCGCTCAGCGATAGTTCTGATGGAAAGCGAACCAGCCCGGTAGGCGCGTTCGATTGCCTCCCAGTCGGGTTGCTTGGTTGTCATAAATTGTCTCAGGTAAACCTAAAGGCGGGATTGAAATAGTGGCGCGTTGCCGGTATTGGTGAGGATCTCCTCAACAGCAAGGAAAGCAGAATGCTAGATCTAACCAAGAACGTTAAAGAGTCAGGCCCTATCAGCACTAAAGAAGACCTTCAGCGCGCGTATGCCGTAGCTGCAGCCCTTGAAGTCATAGCCACACTCGCAGGCTCGGGATCGTCAGTAAACCTCGAGTCAGAAATGAAAAACCTGTCTTCCTATGCCGATCTTATCCAAGAGGCTCTAAAAACTAAGTAATCCAAACGTGCCGCACTCACCTGCGGCACATCTAAATTAGGTAGGTGGCAAAAACCTTCGTTGCCACATAGCAAGCAAACGACATAAATAGAGTCGTATTGCGCGCCCTATAAAAAATCAATGTTCGGTGCGAGCTCCTTTTAAGAGCGGTCTGGTACCGGTCAAAACGCTCTTCGGTTTTGACCTTGCCGGTCTCCAAATCCGCCAAGTATTGAGAGTTGAATTTCACCATCTCAATCACCGCTTCGATTCGCTTAAAGCCAAAAAAGGCTGCAGCCGCCATCACGACCAGCGTCCACAGGTACATCGTCTCAGTGTTGTGACCCAAGGGACCAAAAGGAATCGTCTGAGCCATATAAGCGCAAGCAGCTAAAGTGGCACCCAAGACAAATCGGTCAAACCCCATCGATTCAGTGCTAGCCGATTGATGAAGCAGCACACTGCGCGTATCCGTGCTCATTTTCGCTCCTTGAGATAGTCATTCATCTCATGATAACCCTCTTCCATGCTCATCCAGCACCCGGAGTAACCATCTGGTGCGTCTGCGCGTGGGCGTGCCCGTGGAGCAAACCAACGATCAGGCCTTGGGGCAGTCCAGCTTTCTTAGCGGCGTCAACGGCATCAGCAATTACTTTGTCGAGCGCAGCCAGGGCCTTGTTGATGTCCTGGCTCATCGGCAGCGCGTGGCGCAGTCGGGTGACATTGCTCATCTGCAAACCTCTCGCAACGATTTGGCACATTCAAAAACGTGGCGCGGATTACTTGGTCCGGCGCTCGACACCACCAGGCGCCTTGTCACAGTGCAGGCAGTGCTCGCAGTTCAGCGTCCGGCACAGCCAGACCTTCACCCGCTGCCAGTAGGTGACCATGAAGATGTGCCGAGCACCGGCCAGGGCCAGGGACACATGCAACGTCAGGCCGGCACTGGTCGGGCCGAAGAAGATGTTCTGGCTGCGTACCATCACAACGAAACCGGTGATGGCGATCGTCGAGTAGATCAGCTTCCCGAGAATGCCGTCCCTCACCTTCCCGCTCAGTACGCACCAGGCCGCCCACAGCGCGATAAGGCCGCAGGCGATGGAGTTGATCAGTTCAAGATTCATGGGTTGCCTCCCCCGAACCGCTGGCGGATAAGCGCCCAGAGGTCAGCGGCTTTGATGGCTCGGTTGATTGCTGCCAGGAGGGAACCGCCGAACGTGCCCAGCAAGAAACCAATGCCGGCGACGATCTTGGGCTCAGTGACATTCAGGTAGGCGCTTACCATGCTCGTCAGGTACAGCGAGCAGGCAACCCCGGTGATCAAGAACACCATCCAAGCGCGCCAGTCGGACAAATCGTCCTTGTGCCACCAGCTCGCAACGACAGCCCCAATCAGGCCCGCAATCAGCAATTCGAACCTGTCGATCTTGTCGAGCAGGCGCTGTAGATACTCCATGCGCTCGACTCCGTGGGGCATGATGGAAATAGGTCAGCCCCGGCGGCACTCCCTGCTCAGTGCGAAGGGTGTGGCGGGGCCGAAAACAAAAAAACGTTGATTGATTTCGAGGCCCTGAATATGAAAACGTTAGCCCGCCAACCGGCATACTGCGTTGTGGCATTGGCTCGATTCAGGCAGGTAATTACAAGGATGATGCTATGACGAAAAGAAACATCAAACTTCTATCATTAACCTTATTGGTTTGCGTCGCGACAATCGCAAACGCGGAGTCGCCAGATGCCTCACCCGAGGCCGAAACGCTGTATTTCAAGGCACTCCCTTACCTTGATAAAATTGACGAAATTGATAACGAAATTTTCAATATTCGGGATCAATTACCCAATGAGGAAAAGTTTCCCGAAAAGAAAAAAGAAGAACTCATAAATAAACTACGCACTCTAGTGGCGGAGGCCGTCCCCCTACTCAAGCGCTCAGCCGCTGATGGAAATCCAGCCGCACAATACCGGCTCGCTCGGCTCGCTATAGGCATTGAACCCAGAGAGCAAGCTGTAGGTCAGGTCTGCTCTTTATTGAAATCTAGCCTGACACAAGGGTTCGCCCCAGCAGGTATGCAGATGATCAGCTACTGCTTCGACGATGTAAAAACAGCCGAGTTTCGATCTTTGATTGACGCCTTACCTGAAAATACAACTTCGCAAAGCAAGTACTATCCGCAGCCAATGCTTATGCCTAGCTGCGATAGGGATAGTGATTCCAGGAGAAAAAATGCAATTGCATCTCTCAATGAAAAAGCTATTCGAGCCGAGCTTTACATGAGTCTATCAACTCAAATTTCAGGTCAGAACCTTAAGCAGGAAAAGATCCGCTATCTTCAAAAAGCAGCTAACTATGGATGCAGACGCGCTATAGAGCGCCTAAAACTGATAGATGACGTTCGGGACGTCAATGTTGTTCCGTAGGGCTGCATTACCGGCTTATCAGTGTCCAGGACTTCCCGAGGGCTGTCCTGGCCACAAGTGAAACTCAGGCAAAAAAAACCCGGCGCAGTGGCCGGGCTTCGAAGTGGTCGTGCGCTGGAGGTAAGTTGCGCAGTGTGGGAAAAGTACATCAAATTCCCCACCATAGCAACAACTTTATGCCGCATCCTCTGAGTTTTCCGCGTGTATCACCTGCCACACCGGCTCTTGAGCCTGAATATCCACTTCCTCGATGGCTTTTCGAAGGAAATTCCAGATATCGAGCCAGTCACGATCCCAGTGCTTGGGCTCAATGGTGACCCCATACAGCTTCATCATGGCGTCAGACACTCGGGCTGGTCCCCACGGGTCACCGCCGCTCACCTCTACCTTGTAGGACTGCAGGGCGCAGGTGATCAGGCAATGAACCTTAGCTGCCTTGGCGTCGGTGAGAGCACCAAAGTCCGTATCCGACCAAATCAGCTTTTCGGCGTTGAGCATGTGCACGACTGTCATACACGGGTGGTAGAGGTAGTGGCCCAACTGCTGCACCTGGAACGGCAGCGACTCGATTGCCTTCTGTACCTTCCCCATAGTGAGAAGGTGAGCTGCGCGATGTGTGGAGCGGCCAATCGGTGCGCGGCGCGTTTCAGCGATGCTGATCTTCTGGCGCACAGCCATGATGCGCTCTTCCTTGTCCTCGCCCTGGGCAGCAAAGATGATCTCTCGCAGTGCTGCCTTTTCCTTCCTGACTACGGTTGCGGACTTGGCCCGATCAGCCGCCGCGGCACTGATTGAGGCGTTAGATTCGTGCTGCGCATCAGTCCACGCTTGACGTGCGTTGATCAGTTTCATGCTGCCTGCCCCTTCTTCAGTTCTCTGGTCATTGCTCGGTATTTGGCCTTGATGGCCTTGATCTCTTCCACGGTGTACTTGCAAGGCGCGTGCAGGCCCTCCAACCAGGCCACCTTCTCGGCGCCGATGCGCCGGACTAGGCGAATGCGGTACTCCACAGCATTGCCGGATAGGTTGCGGTTGCACTTCACGCACTGGCGGTGGATGTTCAGCGGCTCGAAGCGCAGCTCAGGGCAGGCGCCGACGGATCGGTAGTGCCCGGCATCCCACCGGCTGCCGGTCATGAGGTCGTTGTCGTTCGGCGTCGAGTCGCAGCTGATGCACGGTAGGTGAGCGTCACGCAGGCGCACGTACTCGTTCACAGCGGCCTGGGCTTCACGCAGGTGGTCCGCCCTGCTCTTCAGCTTCTCCTTGCGGACCTTGATCTCGGCGCGCTCGATCTGGTCCAGGGCCTTGCGAGCCTTCGGCGCGTGGCGCGGCCCGTCGACGAGTGCGCACTTCGGACTGCATACGGCCTGGCCCAGGCGCGCAGGCACGAATGAGGCCCTGCACGTTGCGACACGGCACCTCTTTGGCTTGGGCGGCTTGCGCTCAATCGTCATGCAGCCTCCTTGAATGCTTCGAACTCGGCCATTTCGGTCAGGCGCTCTTCTGTGAGCGTTGGCCAGTCATGCAGCACCAGGTACGCGCAGCACTGCCGCCAGAAATCTTGGAATGTCTCCTCCCCCATCGAGTCGTAGGAAAGGCTGCGGGGGATCTTGCGGGTGAGCTGGCCCAGGCCAGGGATGTCGAACAATTCCTCGTCGCAGTACACGCCCGACTCCAACTGCAAGGCCTTGATCGCATCATGCGATTGCTTCCCGGAAAACCGATCGATGTTCTGGCTCAGCACCCGGCCCAGGCCGTGGACCAAGCCGTTGAACCGTGGGTTGCGTGGCTGCTTGAGGTCGGCGCGGATCTTCGTGTTGATCCGGAAATCCCGCTCGCGAAGGATCGACCGGTCTGCGTCGGAGGACGGCACGAACGCTGCCACCTCCTTGCCGGTGGCAGGATCTACCAGGCGGCGCAGCACCAAGTACACGGGCATTGGGCGGGGCTTGGCTGGCTTTGTCATGGCTTCACCCTCACTCCTGCAGCCGTCACCCAGCGGCGAACGTAAAGCTCGCAGCCACTCGTTAAGCAGACACCGTTGGCAAACCCGGTGTGTGTTTTCGGCATGCCACAGCCGCAGTTGCATTTCGGCTTACGGCCTGGGCGCTTGGGCCGCAACTCCATGTACCGGATGTGTTCAGCCAAACCGCCGACTTGACCCCACCCGGAAGTGCCGCCACGCATTGCGGCAGATCGAGCCGCCGGCGAGAGTTTATTCAAGTCAGTCATGACTGCTCTCCCTTGCCCATGGCGGTGTCGAGCAGCGCGTCTAGGTCTTCACCGGTCATCCCGGTTGCATGGGGGCCAATCCATTCCACGACCTCGATGTATCCGCTACGGGACTGACGCAGCCATTCATACCGCCCTGAACTTTTGCGCAGCGCCTCGTTTTCGGCCAGCAACTCCAGCGCCACCTCGCCCACAGTTTTCTCCCCCAGGAACTCATCCAGCGCCTCGGTGTTGCGCTTCCAGTCGGCGCAGTCAGCCCGGTATGACGCGGCTTCGGCCCAGAGCAGTTTCTGAAGTTTTTGTTTGTCGATGGTCATGCTCGTTGCTCCGCGGTCTTCTTGCCGAACTTGGCCAGCAGCAGCTCGCGGGCGGACTTACCGTCTACCGGGATGCCTTGCTGAAGGATTCGCGCCTGCGTCTGCTGGTCGGCCAGTTCGTTGGCCAGCTCGAATTCAGTCTTCTGACTGTCGTGGCCGATACCGGTGGCGATCCGGCCGTCGAGCTGCTGGCCGGCCTGGGCGCGGCGAAGGATGATTTCGTAGTTGCGGTCGAACCTGGCGCGCAGGCCCTTGTCTTCTTGGCGGGCACCGCGCAGATCGAAAAGACCGGTAGCCTCGGCGGCCAGCCTCACCGCTTCATGGCTGTACGTGGTCATCAGCGCCTCGATCCAGGCGTCACCAACAGCCGGCATGCCGAAGTCTTCTGGCCCGGGTGCGCACATGGCGATGAACTCACCAACGCTCGGGGCGAACGGCTTCTTGAGCTTGCGGCACTTCTGGATACCGAACTCGATCTGCTCCAGGGTGCGGATGCCCGCGTCGGCAAACCCCTTGATCCACTCGGCCTTTGCAGCGTCCAGTGCTTCGGTGGACGGCCACGCCTGGCGCCATGCAGGGAATATCCCGCGTAGCCGGCGGAACAAGTCGTTAACCACCTCGACCGTCTGCGGCGTGATGTCGAGCGGCCGGACATGGCTTTCAGCGGGCACGTTGCCCATGGTCGCCATCAGTTGGTTGACCGGCTTCATGGGCGAGCCACAAGGCCGTCAGCCCACGCGTTGCTGTTGAAGTCTGGTTCGCCAGACTGAGGGCGCGGCGTGAACTGGTGTACGTTGCTACCGGCCGGCGATGGATCAGGCACTTCGTCTTCCCAGCGCTTGCCGTTGATCCACGTCGACGGGTGCGGGATGAACCGGCCGTCGTCCTTGATCCAGTCTGTCGTGAGGCACTGCGCGCCCAGGGCCTGAACCAAAGATTCGAAAAGCTCGTTGGTCAGCTTGAGCTTGTCCCACGCCTTGCGTGCAGCCTCCTTGCCCACCTTGCGTGGATACAGGGCCCAGAACTGCGCGAACATCTCAGCGTGATCGACCTCTTCATCGCCGAAAGGCTTTTGTTCTTTATCTTCTCTTCTCTTCTCTTCTCTGGTCCGCAATTTGTCCGCATCACTAGCGGACACATTGCGGACACTCTTCGCCTTTCTGTCGTTGCGCTTGCGCTCGTTATCGTTGGCGCGGCGCTTGGCGCTGGCCCCGTTATGCTCTTCAAAACGAGGCATTACGAGGCTTCCGTCGTCTTGAATGCCCGCCCATTCCACGTCAATCATGGCCTGGGTAAAGCCTGGCCACCCCACCACAGCATCCATTGCGTCCACGGTGTAACCGACCAACACCCCATCATCACAATGGGTGTCGAAGATGCTCCAAGCGATGTGCAGTCCGCCAATGATCCGCAACCTGTCCGCTTTCAATGCGGACACCATGCGGAATACTTTCGGATGCGTCTGAAGGTCGATTCGCATTTTGATCCAGTCCCCGGCCATTACGCGGCCCTCTGTGCTTTGTCGTGGGTGAACAGGCCGTCCCAGGTCTTCTTCATGGGTAGTTCGCCGGCCAGGTACAGGTCGTACAGGCGCGCGGCACCCTTCTTCAGCAGGGTTGGCGTGTAGGAGATGAAGGGGTTTTTGCCGTGAGGGGTGACCTCAACCTGGTGTTCGGTCATGTACTTGTCGCGGGCGTACGAGCCAACACGGTGGCGGGTGCCGGACTTGCTCTCGTTGTAGAGCCAACTCCGTGCTTCCAGGTAATTCCCCACCTGCATTACGTTGACGCCATTGAGGCCCTTGCAGAACTGGGTGTGGGTCATGCCTTCCTTGAACAGGTTTTCAAGCGAATGGATCTTTGTGGCTTGTTGGTGATTCTCGACGCGCAGAACCGCCGTCTGCTCGATCTGATCGGCGTATAGCCTCAAAGCCTCTGCGTAGGACGGCATTGCAACAGGCTTGGCGGCCTGAGCATCCTCCAACTCATGAAGTCGGCGGATGACCTTGTGGCGAAACGGAATGCTATAGCCAGTCACCTGGGTTTCTGTAAGTTCGCGATCCAGATGAAAACAAGGCATTGAGCGCCCGGATCCGTCCATATAGGTGCCCCCAAATTTGGGGTCAGTGATTTTCAGCTCTGAGAGCATGTTGCGGACGTCACGCATGACGTGGTCATGACGCTTGCCCGTCAAATCTGCAATCTCACGGGACGACATCGTTGTGCGCGCCACGTTTTCAGATTGCGAAAAACGTGGCGCGAGATTGTTGGGGGTATTGATCGATTCAGTGTGTTGGTGCATGATTCGCTCCAGTTGTTTACCGCTGTAGAAAAAGCCGACCTCGTACGTCGGCTTTTTTGTGCCTGGAATTCAGGCGATGGATTTCAGTGCAGGCTTGCCGTTGATCAATGCCTCAGCCTTGCGGCGCAACTCCCCTGCCTTCGCTTCAACCTGACGGCACTGCTTGGCGAAGGCCGGTAAGTGCGGCAGGTCTTGCTCGCACATGACTTGGTCGTCAAACACTTCGCTGCCGGTGTCAATCACATCACCCAGAGCACGGATCAAAGCACCAAAGCTTTTGTTCGCACATTGTTCGCTGGTCATCTGGCGGGCACCGGTCAAGCCGTGTCGGCTCGCCAGCTCGTTCAGGCAGTGATCGCGGAATTCAGGCTCAAGGGCGTTGACCCACGACTCTTCCAGCCATGACGGCATTTCCTGATCGCCGTTCAGCCAGCGCTGTACACGCTTGAGCCAGCGGCCGGTCGCCTTCACGAACTCACTCACGTCGCCGGTCAGTTGGGGCGAATTGAAATCAGGGACGACCTTCTCTTTGGCGCGATCAGGGATCGACAGGTACAGCTCGCGGCTTAGCGCCTGGGCGAAGTCGTCCTGGCTCAGGCTGGTGCGTGCGATCTGGTTTGCTGCGTGGGCGACCAGCACCTGATCACGGGTTTGTACGGTGTGTCTGGAACTGGACGTTTGCATGGGGACTGCTCTCTTTTAATCTGGCTTCAATTGAACGGCGAACAGGGATGTCAGGCGGCGGACTGGGATGAAACGCCCGCAGGCGGAAATGCCTCATCAAGAACGCACTTGGCACCCAAGGCGTTCAATGCAGACACGATCAGTCGTGCCTCGCTGAGCCCCGGACAGCGAAGGCCGGACTCGTAATTAGCAAGGCGAGATTGATTCCACCCAAGCGACCGCCGAAGGGCAGCCTGGGTAATCCCGGCTTTCTCTCGAATGTTTCGGACGTGGTTCATGGAAATCGCTCCTATAGCTCTTGGCCCAAGGATAAACACGCATCGTGTTAAAGGCAAACACAATAAGTGAAAGCCGGGTATTTCAATACGTGATTGAATCCCGCGCATGACCGAATTAGCTGAGCGCATCAAACGCGCACGTAAAAATGCTGGAAAATCACAGGCTCAACTGGCTGAGGCTTGCGGCTGGTCGCAATCCCGGGTGGGAAACTACGAGGCCGGGACGCGAGAGCCGTCTTTTGCAGATATAGAACTGATGGCTAAGGCGCTACGCGTCGAGAAGTCCGAGCTTCTGCTAGATACGCAAAATGAGCCGCCAGGCGTACCAGACCATTCAGCTGATCAGGCTGCTCGCTCGTCCACTGCTGAAATCGTGAATCTGATGCTGGCAAAGCACGGCAAGAATCTTACTGATGACGCACGCAGGATGATTGAGGACGCCGTCAACGAGACCGCGCGGGAGCTTGGTTCGAGCAACGTAATCACGGTCGACTTCTCCCGCCCAGGCCAGGTTGGCGATGAGGTTTGGATTGCGCACTACGACGTGCGCGCAGCGATGGGCGGCGGACAGATCCCGCACGAATATCCGGAAATGCTCCAGGACATCAGGGTCAGCCCAAAGCACCTGCGTGACCTCGGCGTCACGTTCAAAGAGCACTTCCACCTAAAGATGATCACTGGGTGGGGTCAGTCGATGGCCCCAACCATCAAGGATCGCGACCCGCTACTGGTCGACATCACTATCCGGGAGTTCACGGGTGATGGCATTTACCTCTTCTCTCACGATGAGATGCTGTACGTGAAGCGCCTGCAAAAGAAAGGCAAGGATCGCTTCAAGATGATTTCGGACAACAAGCACCACGATCCCGAAGACATCCGGGTGGACGACACCCACATCCTGGCCCGGGTGCTCTACGTGTGGAACGGACAACCGGTATAACGCCATGGCTCTGACCAAACCCAACCAGCATCTACGTCGCGACCTCAAGGCGATCGCATTCAACCTAGAACAGTCCTGTGTCGACCTGGGCAAACTGGCGAAAAAGCTCAGCGATGCCGACGCCATTGCCCTGATGGGTCTTGTGGGTACGCTTTATGAGGAAGCCGACAGGCTGGTGGGATATGCGGATGAGGTGAAGGCGGGGCAAATAATCCGGAGCAAGCCCGAGTAGGCGCATGGTCTTACGCGGCAACCTAAATCAAACTAATGCGAGCTGAGTAGCGCTCGTGTGCACAAGGGAATGTGAAATGAATGCCTCACGGCTCGCGACACTGATAGTCGCGCCGCTATTTATCTCCGGCTGCTACAGCACGCCTAAAGAAAAAACTGAGTACGAAAAACAGATCGACGCAGTACCGATGCCTGTGACAGAAGCTGAGCGTCTGGAGCAATGTCGTACCTTCAAGCTTGCCGCAGATCGCCAGCAGGCTGAGGACTTTTTGCAATACGCACAGCGTTCCAAGCTGGGCGCCTCGGATCCTGAATATACCGAAACTCAAGCTCTTAGAAATCGCCTCAGAGCCATGAAGTGTCCTGGGTATGGCCGGTTTTCCTGATGTTACTGCCCGGAGTGAGCCCATGACTGCATGACAAGAGCAGAGCTTTTGGAGCAAGGTTGGAGTCATTGCTTGGCTGGCTTTACTGATGCTGATTCCTGGAGCTTCTGACGCGGCCGGGCTGAGCGGAAGCTCATCCAACCGCAAGCGAGTCTTCAGCGCTGGCTTCATTGTGCTCTGTGCCTTCGTGGCTGTGGTTGAGCTGATAGCGCTGAACCACTTCAACTGCTACGCACCGCCTTATAGATAACGGAATGGAATCCACCGCCAATGCAAAAGCCTGATTTCCCCGCCCTGCTAGCACCTGGCATGCATGCAAAAACCCTGCAAGAAATTTACGACCTTGCTGTTGCACCTTTCCCGGATGATGCGCGGAGAATAGATCTATTTCGCAAGCTGTCCGTTTGGAGTGAGGCTCTTGTGGCGGCAGGCGTAACGGGGACGATTTGGATTGATGGGTCTTTTCTCACCGCCAAGCCAAATCCTGGCGACATCGACTGCGTGATTTGGAGTCCTAACTGGCGCGACCCGGCAGCGGCGTCAGCCGACGCACAGCAGCAAGTGGCGCGGTTGCTCGACCACGCGACTGCCGAGGCGATTTATGACCTAGACTTGTATCTCGAAACACCTGCTGCTGATCAGGTTTTCCATCGGGAAGCTTACTGGAGAGGTATCCTAGGGTCTTGTCATGATCGAGTAACGGCGAAGGGATTCGCGGAGGTCACTATATGAGCAGCAGCTTCCTTCGCGAGCACGCCGCTTCTTTGAAAGAATTTGCGGAAGATACTAAAGCTCGAGCAAAAAACAACCCGGATGATTTTTTCCTGCAATTAGCAGCAAAAAACCAAGAAGATACTGCGCGCTCCATTGTGAGCAGGGTTGCGCTTAGTGAGTCCGATGAACTTGGCGAGCTCGTTGACGTTCGCCTAATAGGTCCTCAAGCCAATGGCAGCATCCCGCTCGATAGCTTTCTAAATACCATTGGGCCGCTTTCCAAAGCCTGGAAACTTGCCGCGCACCGCCTTCGCTACGGCAATGACGCTGTCCGTGGAGTGGCAAGTGACGTGCTAAATGCGCTCAACTTCAAACTTGCAGGGCTCGCCCACGGTTCTACTCATGTTTACATCACTGGTAACGCCGCCCCTGATTTGACTGGTGATAGCCTGCTACAGGCAACGCTTACGCAGACATTCAGGCTGCTGAACTCCAATCAGGAAGACTTTTACGACGCTGTAGATGCGGTTGGTGGAAAATCTGCTCACCAGCTCAGTGAATTTATGAAAGGTCTGGGTAGCGCTGGTCTTGCCGTGCAGTTTTCTTGGCGGTCCGCCACCGGGATGCAGACTTGGGATGGCCGCCCAGACGAAATAACAAGAGTCCGGGCGCTTCTGGATACTATCAATGAACCAGAAAAGTATCAGGAAACCATTCAGGGCAACGTTGCAGGAATAACTGACACCGGCAGGCTAGCTATACGCACAGTAGAAGGGAAGGTTCTTGTGCGCTTCCCTCTAAAGCTGACTGAGCAGGTTCAAAAGCTGAAAATTGCCTCTCGTGCTGTCGTTCACGTTGAGACATCGAAATACTGGGACTCGGTCGAAAAGAAGGATATTTTCAAGCGCCACCTTCTATCGGTTGAATAGCGGCAACCACCAAAAGCCCGGCCCAGCGTCGGGCTTCTTGTTTCTGGCGAGCCACCACCCTGCTATGGTGGCGCCCTCTGGTCGCAATGGAAGCAATGAAACATGGAGTCATGGAAGACACTTGCGATAGCCCTATTGGCATCGGTCAGCACGCAAGCCGTATCAGGTGATGGCGCCAACCCTATCGCTGCCGCGATATTTCTTACAATTTCCGCGCCAACCATTTTAATTGGGGCGACCACATCCCTCACGACCGAGCCGCCGAAGGTTTTCAAGTCAGCCAAGACCGACGCCCTTGCCTACATAGGTTCGGATGGCGAGATTCGCGGTGCACAGTTTGAGCAAGCATCCCGACACTACCGATTGAGCTATAGGTCGCCCCTCATGTCCGATATGCAACTCGCCAAGGCAATCGCGACGTCCTACTGAGCACAACATTTCACATCCCTTTCACAGTCGGGCGCTTATGGTTACCCCAGCTCCTAGAGAACATCCCTTTAAGCCCGCTACTCCCCATCGCGGGCTTTTCTTTGTCTGCGATTTGCTCGCGCTCCCAAGCAGCCGTCGACTACTCTTCCAGCATCAATGACTGGAGCCAAAGCTATGCCCCATCCCGAATATTCACTCCCAGACACCCTTGAGCGAATCTATGAGAACCAACTCGCCCTGGAGGCTGCACTCATGGAATTTACGCTGCTCGTCGAAGGACAAGGCAATGCTGAGGTCGGTGGCAACGTACGTGGCGCTTTGGAGACGATCGGCGAGAATGCCGGGCACATCAAACAGGGCTTGGCTAGGTTGAAAGCCCAGGGGCCGGATTGACCGCCCGCCCCTCCAATGGTGACTGTAGGCCACTAATGGTAAGGTGCTTGCTCAATGAGGGAGGGATACCATGCGCTACCGCGCACCAATTGCAGCAGTTGCCTTACTAGTCTCGGTCTCGGCAAGTGCTGGCGTATTTAAGGACGAAACTGATAGGTTCACCGGCAATAGAGCGGTGACTTGGGATTCTTTGCCTGCGCAAGCCAATGACTTTTCATTGTCTACGGTCGCCGTGTATTTTAAAGGCTCGCTAGGACCTGGGTATTACAAGGTTCAGCTAATGACATGGGGAGACAGCGCAGAATTCCGGGAATGCCATCACACCAACTGGCTGGTCGATGGCGTGCGTGATCCCTATCTAGAATACGAGTACTCAGCGACGAGCGCTGGCTCTGCAACGATTGAGCGCTTCGATAAGCAGGTGGACCGGGCAAACCTTCAGCGGCTAGCTTCGGCCAAGCTCATAGAGTTTCAAGTCTGCGGTACTGAGGGGAAGATTTCCCAAAGCGATATGAACGGCATGCGCCAGGTCCTCGACGCAACAAAGTAAAATCCGATGCTCCTTGGGAAAGCCCGCACAGCGCGGGCTTTTTCATACCTGTCAGAACGGCGCTGCCTCTTCTTCTGGCTCAAACTCGACCGCTACCCTCCCCGCCGCCTCGACTTCCTGCTGCTCCCACCTCACCGTCACGCTGCCATCGTCATTGAGTGTCAGCTCAAGCTCGTCGGTGTCGACGATCGCGCTCAGCACCTGCTCCCACTCCCGATCCCCGTCCGTGTCCAGGCGATGAATCGTCACCCAGCGCTGCGCCTGCGCTACCGGGTGATTGATCATCGATGAGACGCGCAGCGCAAGGCGCTCCATGCCACTCATTTCCTGCCGTGCTGCCGGTGCCGCCTGCTGTTTCGCCATGAAATCACCTCCCGATTGAATACTGTATATGCATACAGTCTAAAACGAATCATATCCCACGTTTCCCGAAAACGTAACCGAGACCTGCCGTGTTAATTCGCAAAAATAAATCACGCATCGTGTTGACTAAATAAACACGATGCGTGATAGTTCATCCATCGCAGCGACACACAGCCACTGCGAAGGGCCTTCGCCCGCCGCTCTTTGGTTACACCCCTTGCCGGATCACCACCGGCCCAGATTCAAAGGCAGCGATGAACCGGCCTAAACGGTTCAGAGGGTTGGCAACTGACCCGGGCGTGCAGCGTAAAGCGCCAAGAACAGTTATCCAGC